TATCTACACTGATAGCATTTCTGGCACGGCTATCTGTGAAATATAGGTTACCTGATTCTGACACCATTGACGTGTCTGCATTTAATGCAATCACACCTGATGAATAGGTAATACCTGTACCACCTGACAAATGTGCATCTACACGTCCTGTAGTGAAATAGAGCGCGCTTGCATCCTCTGACACCATTGACGTGTCTGCATTTAAGGTATAGACACCATTTGAATAAGATAACCCAGTACCTGCACTGAACTCAGAAAATACATCTGACAGTTCAACACTGAGTACACCAGTACTGTTATTGTATTGCAACAGTTGTACATCTGGTCCTGCAACACTGGCAATACTGATACTGGCACGACTGCGTGCATCTGTATGAAATAGGTTGTTAGACCCCTCTGATATTTGGTCCGATGTGGCAGACAAACTGAACTGACCACCTGAGTATGCAAGTCCTGCACCTGCACTAAAGAATGCCTGAATTTCTGACTGGTCTGCAGTGAATACACCTGTAGATGCATTATAGTCAATACCTGCAGATGCAGAAAACTTTGCACGTATTTGTGCATCAGATAGACCACTGTTTACTAGATTCCAGTCTGCAGCAGTACCTGCACTACCACCATTATGGATGTATGACTCAATAGGTGATGGTGTAGTCAAAAAGACAATATCGCCCTCTTGAAAGTTTGAACCTGTATAGACATTTGAAATGAAATCTGCAAGGTCTGTTGCAGTTGTATTGACTGTGACACTGGTGATGGTCAATGGGTCAATCTTAAGTTTGTTTACACCACCATCTGCAACTACACTTGCATAGTTTGCACTGTCAGGGTGAATACCGTTTAGTACGTTACCGTGTAAATATCCACGTGTTACTACGTGGTCATCTGCAGATACTGTACCGTTCTGTGTGATAATCCCCTCGAATGTTACTGCAGGGGCTAAAAATCTTTGTGCCATGGGCAAACCTCTATGTGTTTTGTGAATCAGTGACTGGTTTCAGTCATCTGTAATATATCACCCCTGTCTCTGTCGTCTCAAAAATGACAGTAAACGTCAGAGTATTATTATAGGTCACATCTCCATACACACGCTGCCCATTTACCACCACCCAGACTACAGGTATGTAACCTAGACCATGTGTCACCACTACTGTATTCAGGTTTGTAAAATCAAACCTAGATGGTACACCTGCACCATCTGAAAATAAAAAGTTTGCCATGTGTCACCCCTTAAAACTTGAATGGGCTATCTGTTTTACCAGACTGACTGTAGAATGCCTGTCTGATTGCATCCCTATTCTGTGCATAGAATGCAGGGTCTGTTGCACGTTTTAAAAGGTCGTTTGGTACTGGTGCACCTGTCCCTGCTGCTACACCTCTATTTGATGTGGGTGCAGGTGTATTCTGTTGCTGATGTTGCTGATACTGCTGCAGTGTTTGTTGCTGCAGTGTTTGTTGTGCAGGTGGTATCTGTGGTGCAGCTGTCTCTGCATCACCTACCTGTGGTGCATTTATGAATGGTCGTAAAACTGCAGGTGCAGATTCTGGACTGTCATGTATTGCCTGCATCCAGTCTGATAATGGTTGTCTGTCCTTTTTGGTTCTGCCTTGCATTTCACGTTCATATGCCCATTCTACTGCATCACGTACACCACCATCTGTAATACCATACTGACTGATAACTGTATGTCTATCATATCTACTGTTTGCAGTGGTCAGTTCACCACGTAATGATTCTACCTGTGATGTCAGATTATCTACCAGACCTATTTTTGCAGATGCCTCATCTAGTCTAGATTGATACTCTGATAGTTTAGATTCTGTGGTAGTCAGTTTCTCTGAATACTTTGCAATCCTCTGTCTGACTATTTCATCTACATGGTCTTTTGCTATGTATTCTACACCATCATGTGTGATTGTTTTGCTCATTTGTACACCCTTTGTATGTGTGGTTAAAATGTTAGGTTATCCTGTTGGATTTTTAATAGTTCACGTTTTGCATCTGTATCATCAAAATCAGGATGCAGTGTCTTAATGGCATCCAGTTTTGAAATCAGACCTGCCTGTAATAGGGCTAACATGTTTTCACGTTGCTCTTTACTTTCCTGTGGGCTTAACGGTATTGCATGGTATTCAACCCTGTAACCTGATTCAGGGTATGATGTGTTCATGTATCTGTTAGATATTTTTGCACTTATCTCTAGTGTCTCAATGTCTGCACGTCTGAATGCAGGTGCATATTTCCTTTGTGATTCTCTGAGTGAGCTGCGACTGATAGCAATGGCATACCCACTACGTGGGTCACCTGACATTTTCTGTACGTCTGCAGGATTGATACCCATGTATGTACTTATTCGACGTTCATAGACTGTAATAGATTCTAACATCTGCCCTACATCACCACCTGCCTGATACTGTCCTATCTGGGGCTGCTGACCTGCCTGTAAATCTGGGTCAGGGGTAAACACTAGAATAGATGCAGGGTCAGATGCAATAGCCTGTCTACGTGATTCTAAATTATTATCAAACGTGTCTAGACCTGCAAGTGTTGCACCCATCAGGTATCTCTGTGGGTGGCTGCAATCACGTGCAAGGTGTAAAAAATATGTGTATAGGACTGCTGCATTTAATGCCCCCATCACTACCTCTCTATTTGCAAATGCATCAAATAAAGTACCATGTATCTCTGAATGATACAGACTGTATGGTAGAAACGGTTCACCTGTATTATCTCTGTATGGGTATGCTGCACCAGATAGTGACTGCCCTAGATACTTTTCTGTGACATCATCTGCACGTTCACCATTCTGATTCAGTGTGTATATTTCATAGACTGGGTTCTGTAGGTCTTTGATACTCAGATGGTCTACTGTCCATTCATGTTTTTTAGAATCATGACAATAACGTAAACGTGTTTCTTTTATGGTGTGTGGTCGTGATGGGTCACCTGCAGATGCATCTGCATCTATCATATCTACTGTCACGATTCTGTACAGTAGACCCTGACCATCATCTGTCATGTCTACACGTATGAAACATTCATTCATACCCAGTGTGTAGTATTGAACCTTTTGCATCATAGACCATAGACCTGCACTGTTTACCAGACCCTCACGACCTACTAGACCTTCTGCAGTTTGTGCACCTGTCTCTGTCACACTTATAGTAGGTGGTTCTACATACAGACCACACAGTGCATCTACAGATGCTTTAAATATGTTCGATGACATATCAGGTACACCCCATGCAGCCTGTCTAGATTCTGGTATGTGGTTTGAAATCTCATCTATCAGGTCCTGCAACCACTGCCCACATAACATTCTACGTCTTAACCCTGAATGTTCTAGACGTCTCTGTGTTATCTGATTTGGATTAAGTGGCATCGGTGGTATTTGGTTATTTGTATACATGTTTACCTACGTATTTTTGATTGTTTTGGTGCTCTGTATTGTTGGTCTATGATTCCCATTGTAGCATATCTGAGGGCATCTATACAGTGTTTCCATTCACTCATGGTATCCATACCCCCAGACTTTTTAATAGCCCAGTACTTTAGACTTTTTATGGTACGTTCTGCACGGGGGAAAATCTGAAAACGTGAATCACACATCATTTCATGCAGAGCCTGACAACCATAGTACACACTGTATTTAGGTTTGTATGCAGTTCTGATTCTAAAGGGCAGCTTGCCCTTAGGGTATTTCAGGACATGGGCAAATGCAGACATCAACATAGTATTTGACATTCTACCCCCATTCTTTTTTGACCCACCATGTGACCTGTCACCTGTCCACCTGTGAATGTGTGCAATGTCTAAACCATTACGTTTGACCATTGCTATGATTGATTTTGCATGTATCTCTGCTGATGTTCCAGATGCTACATATTCATCTACCACATATATGACTGGTCTGTCTCTGTCTGTCACATCTACTGCAGTCAGTATTGCAACCTGTGATGCAATGTCATGACCGTGGTCTATACCTATTGACCAGATGTACTGTCTGTCAGGGTCAGGGGTCAGGTCAGATACAAGGTCATCTGTAAACTGTTCAAAGATTCTGCCCTCTGGCATACCACCATCCCAGTCACCGTTCATACGTACGTCACGGTCTAGGGGCAGAAAAGACATACGCAGCTGTTCTATTTCTACCTCTGTCATCAGGGGTCTACTGCCCTTGTACAGTGGGGTACAGTTTTCTACATTCATGATACCTACATGTTCATGCACTATCTTATCTTTTACCAGTTGTTTTAACCATTCAAGGGGTGCACCTATAGGTGTCAAGGTAAATAACATTGTACCTTTTGTACGTGTGGTACGTGCTTTAAGTTCACCAAATAGGTCAGGTGGTGGTGGTTCATCTACCCAGATGTGATCAACAGTACCAGATGCAATACCTAGTGTACCCTGATTTGTAGTCTTGAATCTGACCAGTGACCCATTTTTGAATCTGACTATGGGTGCACCTGTACCCCTGTAACCTTTACCAGTCACAAACTCTACTGATGGGTGTAGTTCATGTTTAGGTACAAGTTCATGAAACTTACCCATAATGGTTCTGGACTGTTCCCATGAATGACAGATTACCCATGTCTCTATGGGTGGTGGTGGTACTGGTTTGAATGGGTGACTGCCCATACACCTGCAGATGGTGTCAAATGCCCCACACATGGTCTTGCCTATCTGATTGCCTGCCCTAAATAGTACCATCTGGTGTCTATCCTCTAGAACGTCCTTTTGTATCTGGGTAGGTCTCCAATACCTGATAGGGTTCTGTTCTG